CTTTGTTGATACCAGCACGATCCGTGTTCAACACAGCACAAGCGGCGGTGAGGCTTCCAACGACCTAAGCTGGGAAGTCATCGAGTGGGAAGAGGCAACTGCTGGCGGTACAGTTGTCACGGCAACAACATCGTTGGACAGCGCCATCCAAGCCGCCCGCACGAATACGGCCAGTTTAAACGCCGCTGTATCGAAAACGATTACCGGGTTGGTTTCGCTCGACGCCGGAATTGCGGCGCTGACGACAAAGACGGCGAGCATCGACGCCGCTGCTGCATTACTGGCGTCTTTAACTGCATCGCTTGATGCCGGGATATTCAAAAGCGGCGTCACGGCGACGGCGAGTTTAAACGCCGCGATCCAAACACTGAAAAGCGTGTCGGGTAGTCTGGACGCGAATGTTGATATCGCCCGGATCAATACTTTCGAGAAACGGGCGTCGGCGCTGAAGATGTTGATGCCGTGGCAGATACCGGGTGTCGAGCCATCGAGTATCGATAACCCGGAACGGCAAGCATCGATCTGGACGTATTCAGGCATACCGACCACGACCTTCGCCATCGTGACGGCGACCGCCAATCTGGACGCCGCGATACAGCGAGCCATCGAAGCGACCACCAGCATCGACGCCGGAATACAGGCGACAGTAAGCGGCACAACCTCACTGGACGGTGCCGTGGCGAAGACCATGACCGTGGTGAGCAGTCTGGACTCAGCCATCATGGCGAGCCGGTCGGTCACGGTTTCGGTCGATGCCGCCGTGGCTATCGCAAACAGTCTGGCGGTTTCGATTGACGCCGCTGTGGCGGCGATTGTTTCTGCGGTGGCGTCGATAGACTTGGCGGTGGCGGCAACGACGACGGACACGACATCGCTGACCGCTGCCGTTTCCAAAGACATTACGATTTCCACGAACATCGACCTTGCGATTACCGCGATCAGCACGCTTACGGCGTCGCTTGATCTTGGCGTACAAGCCCTTCGCACGGCGACCGCTTCGGCAGACGCCGCCATCGCGGCAGAAATATCGGCGGTTACGTCTCTGGATGGTGCCGTCGAAAAGACGATCACCAGCACTACGTCGCTGGATGCCGGGGTGGCGGCGACTACGACAGCCATCACGTCGCTGGACGCGGCGCTATCGGCTTTGACTACGGATACCACATCCGTTGATTTGGCGGTTCAGGCGGCGGTCACGGATGCCACATCGATTGATGCGTGGATTGCTGCCATGCAATCTCTGACCACCTCGCTAGGGGCGGTCGTGGAAAAGACGATTACGGTCACCGCTTCGCTGGACGCTCAAGTGGATGAATTCGGCGTTGGCACCTTAACGACTTCAATCGACGCCGCTGTCGCCGCTGTCAAGACCATATCTGCGTCGATGTCGGCTGGTGTCGCGGCGCTGACCACCATATCTGCCAGCGTGGACGCGGTCATATCCGTGACGGGTACTGACACGGCTAGTATTGACGCGGCTGTTTTGGATACTGTCTCTGCGTCGGCTGCTTTCGACGCGGCTGTTCAGGCGTTGGCGACACATCCGATCTCGGTCGATGCGGCCATATCGGCGGAACAAACAGCGACAGCCAGTTTAAACGCTGCTGTTGCGGCCATTGCATCTTCGACCAACAGTGTCGATCTGGCGGTATCCACGACCGCGCTGGCGACGGCGCTCTTGGACGCATTTGTTGCCAGCGGAACGTCCACGGCGACGAATCTGGATTTAGCGGTAGCGGCGCAGACAACACTGACATCGATCTTGGATGCTTATGTCGCTGTTACAGCATCGTCCGCCAATAGTCTTGATATAGCTATATCGACAACGGCTTTAGCGACCTCTTTGCTGGACGCTTTCATCGCTGCCGGAACATCCAGAGCGGCGAGCTTGGATGTCGCTGTGTTGGCGGCGCGGACATTGACCGCGAGCCTTGATGGGTATGTAGCCGCTGTCGTTGTGGACACAGTTTTGATTGATTTGGCTGTGGCCTTGAGCCAGACGATCACGATGCAGATTGGCGCGGTGGTTTCAGATACTAAAACGCAGTCGTCGGTCCTCGATATGGCGCTGGTCGCGTCCCGGCTGGTAACGGCGTCGATTGATTTGGCTGTGGCTGTCAGTGGAAGCCAATCTTCCAGCCTTGATATCGCGGTCGCTGTCGTCAAATCGAAAGCGGTTCAAATCGGGATGGCGATTTCAGCGGCGATGAGCCAGACGCTGTCCGCTGACGCCGTTGTTCAGAAAACCATTTCGACATCGACGCTGATAGACGGGTTTATAGCATCACAGAGCGCCCTGTCCGTATCGCTGGACGGGTGGGTGGCAGCGACGCAGCTTGTGACCGCGCTGATGGATAGCGCCGTACTGGCGGGCATGTCTGGCACCGCGTTAATGGATTTGTATATTGCGCTGGTCCCGTTCGCGCCATCGAACCGCCGGACGCTCAAGGCGTATGGCGGGAGAACCACAACAGCCAGCGGCGGGCGCACAGGCGGCGTGCATCGTAACACTTTCGGGGTTCGGTGAGGGATGACTACTCACGGCACGTTCACATTTGACGCCGCAAACGACGCTGATTGCCAAGCGTTTACTTTTACAAGTGGTGGAAACGGTCAAGCATCTGCGGGCGTAATCTCTGCCGCTGGAACTGCGGCTGATTTCTGTCACGATACCAACGGCGGCAACAGTACGAACGTCGGACCGGATTCTGGGCAGGGCGGTAATCCAGACGGCTATCTTTATACTGAGACATCAAGTCCCGGTGCGGCGGGCGACCAATACACGATGGTCTTTAACACGGTGTTAGATGCCAGCGCCGAGCAATGGCAATTCAATTTCTACACATGCCAGCGCGGGCCAGCGAACGGCAATAATCTGTCCACTTATGAAGTTCAGATTAACGAGAGTAGCGGTGGCTGGGTTACGGTTACGGGGGCGTCATGGGGCGGGGACGCTGACGACACCACGACATCGACGTGGGTATCGCGGTCTGTCGATTTGTCCGACAGCGGTGCTAATACTGACAGTAGTACCCAAGTCCGCATTCTAATAACCAGCCAGAACGGCGGCAGCACTTTCTGGTCCGATGTCGGTATAGATACCGTCCAGATCGTCGGTACGCCCTTAGTTTCCACAATCACGGCAACCGCCAGTTTAGACACCGCGATCCAAGCCAGCCGGACAGCAACACTATCAGCGGGAGCGGCGGTATCGAAAAGCATATCGGGAACAGCATCGCTGGATGGCGCGGCTTCTGCCAGCCAGACGACAACGCTGTCCATAGACGCAAATCTACAGTTATCATTCACGATAACCACGGCGACACTATCGATGGACGCGCTTGTCGGCCCGTCGAAACCCTTTACGATCTCGCCAGCTTTTGTGTCAAAATACAGCGAGCGGTCCTTTGGCGTCCCGGCGGGCGGCAGAGTTCGGACAATAGACAACGATGGGTAAGATATGACCACACGGATCAGAGAGAGCCGCACGACCGCCCCGGCGACCAGCGCCGTCGATCTACAACAGGCGAAGCAATGGTTGCGGGTATCGGATAGTGATGTCGCGGACGAAGCTGTCGTTGTCGGGCTGTTACAAGCCGCCGTCGAAGCGTGCGAAATGTATACCGGGCGGGCGCTCATAACTCAGACATGGACCGCCTTTCTTGACGCGTGGCCGCGTGTGCCGTCGAGCGATGATTACTGGGAAGGCGTCAAGCAGGGGCCGGAAACGATGCTGTTTAATCCGGCGCGGGGTCTTGAGCTTCGGCGCGGGCCGCTTCAGTCCGTGACCAGCATCACCAGTTACGACGACTCAGACGCGGCGACAGTCTATGCGGCGTCGAGCTATTTCGTGGACACCGTGACTAACCGGATCGTATTGAGAACCAGCGCCACACCACCGCTACCGACACGGGTCGCCAACGGGATCAAGATCATCTATGTGGCCGGGTATGGCGATGATCCTGATGACGTGCCGGAGACGCTGCGGCAGGGCGTTCTGGCGTATACGGCGCACCTTTATGAGCATCGTGGCGACGACGATCTTGCGATGATGCCGATGCCGCCGGTTGTCAGAATCGCGTGGGAAAGCTATCGGATGACACGCTTATGGCAATAGGCAAAATGAACAAACGGGTTCTGTTGCAATACCGGCAGGACGTAACGGATGCTGGTGGCGGCAGAGCTATCACATGGGTGGACAAGGAGACAGTGTGGGCTGAAGTCAAGCCATTACGGGGTGAAGACCAGATACACGCGATGGGGCTGCGCTACCCGATTACGCACAGGATCACGATCCGGTACAGGTCAGACGTTACGCCGGAATGGCGCATCCAGTACGACAGCCGGAGTTTCAATATCCACGCCAAGGTCGATCCCGACGAAGACAAGCGATTTCTAATTCTGTCATGTGAAGAAGGCGTCGTGACCTGATGGTATCAATCAAGGTCGATGTAAAAGGCTACGGTGATCTGATTAAGCGTCTGAATAAGACTCAACTGAGGCTGACGGAAGTGCAGCGGGCGATTGCGTTGAGCGCGGAACAGGTGCGCGGCGCGGCGGTGGCTTCGATTCAGCGCGGGACGCGCACGGGCGCGGTATATTCCAGACAAAAAGGCCGCAGATTCCACCGGGCTTCGGCACCGGGGGAGCCGCCAAAATCGGACACCGGACATCTGGCAAGCCATATCTTCGCCCGGATGCGGAACAAGTACGCTGAAGTCGGAACGTCGGTCTGGTATGGCGGATACTGGGAACGTGGTGCGCCGCCGGGTAAGCGTAGACCGTGGCTGCAACCGGCATTGGATAAAAATGAAAAGGCTATCCTTAACCGGATCAGACGCGCTGTTCGAAAAGCAATGAGGAAATAAAATGGCGGGTGATCCACGGTGGCCGCTCAGACAGGGAATTTTATCGAAGCTATTGGCGCAAGCGTCTTTGACGGCGCTGGTATCAACTCGAATCTATGACGAAGTGGTGGAGACGCCAGTCTTTCCGTTTGTCGTGATCGACACGCAGGACAGTAGCGAAGCGGGCGACAAAACAAACAATGTGTCCGAGGTCGTAACCAGCATTTATGCGTGGTCTACATATCGCGGGTACAAGGAAGTCGAGCAGATTTTAGCGGCAGTCTATGACGCCTTGCACAATTCAGCGCCGACCGTATCTGGATACACAGTGATGGTTTCGATGTTTGATAATTCCAAAGAAGGTCGAGACGCGGACGGGATCACGCGCTGGGGGTACAGTCAATTCAAGTTCACGCTGGACCCGGCGTAATGGAGTTTTGGTCGGCACCCAAACTGTGGGCCGCTGAAACGGTTGTCATCGTAGCGACCGGCCACAGCGTTACACAGCACGATGTTGATTACTGCCGGGGCAAGGCGCGGGTGCTGGTCATCAATACGGCTATTCAACTCGCGCCGTGGGCCGACGCTTGTTATTTCGCGGATCAGCGGTGGGGCGATGCTCACATCGACACGCTGAAAGCGTTCGGGGGTATGAAGGTCAGCATACAAAATGCCGCGCCAATTCTGGAAAAAGACCCGACGATCAAGATTATGCGGAACAACACGGACAAGCCGGGGCTGTGTATGGAGCCTGATGGCTTAAACACCGGACGCAATTCTGGGTATCAGGGGATCAATCTGGCGGTTCATCTTGGCGTCAAGCGGATCGTGCTGCTGGGGTTCGACCTTAATGTT